CAAGCCTGTTTCCCAGGATTCGCGATGCACGTCAACATGTATGATGATTAACTAAGCAAGAGATGCTCTAGCAGCTTGTCACACTACCAGCCAACATTTATTTTAACCACCACTATTGGATCGTGGTGCCTATCTAATTTGTTTGGATTTTATATGTCCACGTTGGTTCGGAACAAGTCCGTACCAATCAAAGACATCATCCCCACCAAATTAAAGGTGAGGGAAGCAGAAGTTAAATTGAAGAACAAGGGATTACCTAATGAACTAGCCATAGAATATGTAAGAAATCCTTCAAACACATTCGACCCAACATAAACCAAGTATATCGTGTACCCATTCGAAAGAGTGATTGCACGATTAGCCGTGTTTATATTTACAGCAAGCAAGTTACTAAGATTGGCCGCTCCAAATGAGGAGCGGTTAGTATCAATAACGAACTTGAAGACGTCCCCTATTTGTATCGCACTAGGAGTGACCGCTGGATTACCAGTTTGATCATTCGCAAAAGTGTTGGTAGCAAATACGGAACCAGGGTTTATCGACGCTCCATTTAAACCAACAGATATGTTGTTGTAAATTTGAAGAGCAAGAGGTATAAGTGCTGTTCTAGCATTTCTACCCAACTCCCTAAACTCACAAACGTACATAATCTTCACAAGTCCTATTGATATAGAGGGTGTGGAAGTGTTGTTTGTAGCAACAAACACCTCCCCATCACATTCATCATTAGGATCGGTTTCAATTGGTATGGTTGATCGCCAATTATCACTAGTTGTTGTCTCAAAACTAACTGCCTGCCAAACAGGTGCAATAACTCCAGTGCGTTGATTAAGCACGAAGGGGAAGAAATTTGCGCCATTAGGATCCAACAAAGGATCTAGTCGATCTTTCTTCCTGTATATTGCAACCTGTCCAGCAGACCCTGTTCCCACAGAGGGAACATAACAAATTGCCAACCTGGTGAAACGATATTCTTTGTAAATTCGTGCCATATCACATAAAGTGTTTGACCCTAACCCATATGGGTTCATTGGAAACCCAGCAACTGTTGCCCAGGTGGTGTTAACCGAACTAACTGGAGATAAGGTGACGACATAATCTTCACCAGTAACTCTAGCCCCGTTCGGTATGTAGGTGACAGATGGTCCCCTACCCACCATGATCGCTCCTATCGCCGCCGGTGCCGTCGAGAAATAGGTGGACCGCGACCCCCTCTCAGAAGGGGGTTTTGCGGTTCCACCCATGGCACTGCGCTGTTGCGGCTTGGAGGCACCAATGGATTTGCTAGACTTTGAGCGTTTGGAGCCACCAATAGTGGCTCGTTTCTGTGCTCTGATCTGCGACTTAGCCATTCGTATAACTCGTATCCTGCAAATGCAACACCTGCTGTAGCTATGACCGGAAGAGCAACTGTAGTAAGAGCTAAACCTAAAGTCGATTCTGTGAATGCAACAGTAGCAGTAGCTTCAAGCAAATCAGCCTCCTCAAACTCAGCCAAATATAGATCAAATTCAGCACTATCAATCCACGAATCGAACGCCAGATTGTAAATCAAAAGAAAATTCTAGAGGAGCTAACAAATTGCCCACGCAACTGATCACGTGACCAAGAAAATACAACTCCCAAAACAAACAAAATAGACTCAATTACTAGACACAATAAGAACATCTACTAACTAGTTTTAGTTTGCGAGGCTCCACCAATAGTGATATACTGGATTTTGGACTCGTCGTGCTTGAAAGAATGGTAAGGTCTTTCAGGAGGGCTTTGCATCAATGCGCCTATCACAGCGACTAAGACAATGACTATGATCCACACCATCAATAATGGTGTGGCATCATGCACCACACGAACGGTTACCATTCTAAAAATGAAAGTGTTGTGTGAACGTTACAGTTTCACCAACAACAGTCATAGAAATAGCGGGTTCCGTTTGGGTCTTGACATCACTCTCTTTGAACACAGCAGTTCTGGCAACATCCACATAGGATGTGCCCTCCGACCTTCTTTCCTTCGATCGCCCACGACGTTGAGCTTCTGGATTTTCATTTGTGTTTTCCATAATAAAATAACAGACAGAAAACTTAAAGATAGAGGTGATGTGGTAGGTATCATGCCCCGGAATACTGTAAGAGGCTAACTTCCTCTTGAATGTCAGTACCGATCCTTTCCATCTTTAAGGGACAGAAATTCTCCTCCAGGGCAACTTGTTCATCAGGGAGAAGCCCAAAAGCTAGCCAGAAAGAGTAACGAGAATAGCTTGTTGGTGTGGCCCCAGTGAAGGCTGCGCTACGTGAAAATTTATATTTCCACTGCTCGCGCAGACTCTCAGACAAGTCAGACGACAATTTCTCCTGCTTAGCGAGAGGAAACTGCTGAAAGAACTTAGACAATACTGGAACCCCATCATTCATGCTACGCCCGCCACTACCCACTGCACTAACCCAAGCTCTCATGTGTTTCTCAGAAGCCAGATCGTTGATAGAGTGCAAATCTTTAGACATGGATTGATGAAGATTTCTGATCATACGATAAGAATCTCCGACCAACACAGGCCTAGTTTGGCAAAACTCAAGTCTCTCAAGCTCATAAACAGAAGGTTCCACTTTCATTGTGAATCCTAACTCCTTATAATACTCGATTAACCCCGTCCGGACCAAACTCTCAAACTTGCGTTCCACAACCAACATGCAGTCATCGCCATTGTTTGCCAACCTAAAATGTTGAATGCCCAATTTTGAGCACCAATTGTAAACGGTGGCACACATAATATAGCAATTTCCACTTGATGTGTTCATATCACCTGACATTCTGCATCCTTCCACTTCATAGCGGATTTCACCATCAGGGCATCGAGCCAAACCACGATTATTGATTTGCCATTTCAATAACCGTTGCAACCCCTTTCGTTGTGATTGGGGAAACATGGTAGGCCAAATTTTATGCTCAAATTCCAGTGCATCTCTAGATATATGCTGATCAAATCTGCTGGCATCCATTCCTATGCCAACAGGTTCTGAAAAGCTTTCCCACATGCTCTGGAACTCTTGTCCAGCCTCATCAGAATTGAGACCTTTGAAGATGGTTCGTCCTCCAAAAAGTTGATTGATACCCTTGAACAAATACTCCTCACT